CAAGCCCTGAAGGGCTGCTGCAGCAAACAAATCGAATCGGTCAGTAGGGGGCTTCTTCGTACTCATCTAGGTTCCTTTTTGGTTGGTAAGCTCGTTTAACTTGCGACTGGTGGACGTAAACCCATTCGGGAAACGGCCACTCGTTTTCGTTGATCAATCGGATTGCGCAGGTCCCGTCGGGGTGAAGATGCTCAAGGATGCCAAGCTTCTTACCGACACGCACGCGAAGACCGGGGTTCATGTTGGCTCCTTCAATATATCTTCAACGTCTTGCAGGGTCTGCACTAATTGCCGAGTGATTAGCGCATTGCTGACTTGCTGGGCGACCTTGTCATTTACTGATTTGGCCAGCATTCGATTGACCTCGACCGCTCGGCGTAGTGCTAAGCGCATGAGTTCAAGCTCTTCATGCAATCGGCGTAGAGCCATTTCTTCAGGCTGCGCTTGGGTCTTCATGGTTACTCCTTACAACATCAATGTTGTCGCCGAACACCACGATTCGAACACGTTCGCCATTTTCGGCAACGAAAGTGATGTCCATCGTTTGGCAGGCTGCTTTCTCAAGAGCCTCGGGCTCCGAAATGATGACCGACACAATGTTATGTACCGACATCGACGTGTACATGGCTCGTAGTGGATTGGGCTTTTTGCTCTGAGTGTTGCCAAAGAAGCGGGTTACGACGTTGTCCATTGCTTGAAACTCTTCCATGTTGTTCTCCTGATTAGCGGCTGGTAACTTTGACCGAAAACACAGCGGTCGTCTTAGTGAAGCGCTCGTAAGCCTCGACACCGAAAGCTTTTACGAAGGCTGCCTTATCAAACACCGAGCGGTCAGACTCAATGTAGGTTGCCTTGAAGAGCGAACCCTCAATCGACTTAGCGCCGCCTGCCGAGGCTGAATCCTTGATTGCGTCCTTGATTGCATCGGCTTGCTTTTGCAGGTCGGCGATCTGAGCCAAGAGGGCACCGAGTTGGTCAACGCTTGCTGCTTCGATTACTGCTGCTTCTGTTTTCATCTGTTTCTCCGGTTTCTCACTGCACGTCGCAGTAGGTGTATTTGACTCTTTATTTATCCACCTGTCAAATGAAAAAGGGGCATAAGCCCCTAAAACAACTGCCGTCTGTCAGTCCGTGTTAACCGCTTGTCTTGCTCTTCACTTTCCAGAAGGCCAGCAGGGCAGAGAACATCTCCCACCCTCGCTGAATATCCTTCGGTTCGTGCTCCAGGACAATGACTGGATAGGGGTCGATCACTGAGACAAACACGTTTGCGCACCGGGGCGGAGAGATCTTGAGCCCTACCGCATAGGCCGCTAACTGCATGTAATGGTCATCAAACAGTGCCACCTTATCGCCTGGGGCGAACTCCTTGGTCTTGATGTCGATAACCGTGTCATGGCAGTGAAGGTCGACCTTTCCGCCATACCCGTGAGGGGCAGCGAATGAAGCCTCAGAGATCCACGTACGGTCCCCGAAATGGCTCTGTATGGCGCCAACCGCCCTCCGAACATAGGGCACGTTCATCTTTTCAAGATCGCCCTCGTAGAAGGCCTGTATCTCAGCGTGAATGGCTGTTCCGCGGTCGGCTGCGTCCCTGGTTTGCTTGCGGGAGTCCTCGAGCACTCGCTTGGCATAGTCCTCAAGGCTCTCGTCTTCGCTCTTGGGAAGGGTAAGAGACGCTAAAAGCAACTGCTGTTGCTTCCAGGCCTCCAACCCAGGCTTTGCAGCCATTGACATGACTGTCGTAACCGAAGGCAGCAGATCAAACTTCTTGGCGTCTCGGAGGGTCGTGTTGCGTACCTTGCCGTTACTGCCGACAATCGTGTACGCAGGCCTCCCCTCCTTGTCGTACCAGTGGCCAGACTCGGCCGTCTTGGTATTGATGATCATAGCTTTTGCAACGTCTTAACGGCCCAGATACCAAAGCCTTTGGACTTCAAGAAGTCGCAGGTTTTCTCACTGATCGCCGTAGATATGATCCGATCGCCATCGGGTGCCTGCAGCATGTAAGCTATCGGCTCCTGTTTTTCACTTGCTGCTTGCAAAAGACCGACGGGCACACTGAACTTGTTTCTATGCTCTCTCCAGCGCCTGATAGCGCCCCGTCTGATGTTCTCTCTTGCCTCTTCGGTCATAGGTTTGCGCTTTTTCATGAACGCACCTCAATCCAAAAACGTGACCATAGGGGCGTGATCTTCGGGACAAACCCGTTGACCACAAGCTCTTCGGCACTTGTCTCAATGTTGCCTGGAAGGACGTAAACGCCCTCTTTTTTCCAGGAGGGTACGGCCATCACGTTCTCCCGATGGTAAGTGGGCATGAGGTAGCGCTCAGCCATTCGGCTATCTGCAGGAACAATTTTGTTTTCCATGTGTTATCCTTAAGTGTTATAAATGCTAGAAAGGTATATCATCGTCAGCATCATCAAGCGACGCAACTTGCTTGGCAGGAAGCTCGTGCAAGGCGGACCACTCGGGCGAAGCCTTGATAACGTCCTGGAGGCCTTTGCCGAAGCTGTTGAAGAGATCCATCATGTCGGGCTCGAACTGGTCCATGGAGAAGATTCCAAGGGCGTTATGGCCAGCAGGCAGGACCTTCCTGAGAGCCGGTGGCAGTGGCATGACGGCTGCGACGTTCGAGTAGGTCTTGCCGTCTCGAGTCTCCTGGGTGATGTTGATCATGCCCCACTGACCAAGCAGCGACTTGATAGCAAAGCCATTCAGTTCGGCGTCGCTAAAGGGCTTGCCCCTCCAGGACTCAAGAAAGGCCCGTAGAGCGGCTTTCTCGGACAGGCTGGCAGTAAACCGCTTGCTGGCCATCATAGGCCTGCCATCGTCCGTTAAGAGGGGTCTGCCGCTATCGTCCTCGCCGTGGATCTCCCAGGACAGCAGGATCTTTCGCTGGTGTTTGATCTTTCCCTGCCAAGTCGTCTCTTGCGTACCGAGATCAATGACCCGATAGCAGCGTCCCATGTAGACGCCTGGAGGGGTGGGTGTAAAACCGGTATTAACTTCAGCTTTGAGTAGCATCTTTTTCCTTTCGTAGTCCACATTCGTAACGCAAAACAGCCCAGTCTTCTTCATCTGCAAGACCTGCTCGGGCACGTTCGTAAGCGTCTTCCAATCGTTGCTCACGTTCTTCCATTTGCTGCTGGTACCAAAAATCGTCTTCCATCGTTTCTCCTTTTCTCACGGTGAAAATGCCGTACTGAAGATGTTAGATATATCGAACACCCTTGTCAAGCACGCTCTATAGGTATTTGCGCAAACACTTGCGTTCGGTTAATCTAACACCATGGATACGAGAGAGATGATCAAAACGCTAGGCGGTACCAGAGCAGTCGCTCGGTACTTGGGGGTGGCTCCAAGCACGGTCCACCATTACATCAAGACAGGGAAGATCCCGCTGCATCGGATCATGATGCTCATGCCGCGGTTACACGAGAAGGGGGTTGTATGGCCGATGAAGATATGAAAAATAAGGTTTTGTATATAAGTGACGTTGAAGAAATTGGCGCTGAAGATCCCATAGAGCACGACGACATCGTTGTTGCTGCAACGCCTCAAATTCGTGTCTACATCAACGGCCTCGGGCATCTTGGAATTTGCGTTTTGCAAATGAATGAAGATCAATACCGCCTTGATCAGAGCTTCGTCTCGATACCTGTCGAGCACGCCCGAACGGTAGCGGAGGCGATCATTAAAACGATTGAAGAATTCGAAGAAAGTCAGTAAAGTCCAACGGGCATGGCTAGGGTAGCTCCCGAAAAGCCGACTCTTCACCGGTCTGCCAACGCCCAATTTAAGTGAAGATGACCTTATGAAGAAGGGTTATGAAATGCACTTTTACCCCCACCATATCGGGGACTTTTTGAAGGACACCTCGTCCTTAACACCCGAAGAGTCCTACTACTATCTGCGGCTTATTTGGCTGTACTACGACACCGAAAAGCCGCTCCCAGACGACATTGCAAGCCTTGCTTTTAAGATTGGAGCACGAGGTAAGGAGGATTGCGTTCGGAATCTGGTTCAGATCTATTTCACATACGATTCAGATCTGAAATCACATACGCATCAGAGGATTGATGAGGAGATTTCCAAGTATCAAGAGAAAGCAGACTCTGCAAGGCGTGCGAATCAGATCAGATGGGGATCTAAAAAGGATCTGAAATCAGATCTGAAATCAGATGCGGAACAGATCCCAACCAATAACCAAGAACCAAGAACCAATAAAGACAAAGGGCTTGCAAGCAAGCCTGATGAAGTTTCCGATCAGATCTGGTCTGACTTTTTAAGGGTTCGTAAAGCCCACAACGCACCGATCACAAAGACCGCCCTGGCCAGGATCATCATGGAATCCGTAAAAGCCAACCTGACCGTCGAGGAGGTCCTGAAGCTTTGCGTTGAAAAGAACTGGCGCGGGTTCGAAGCTGAATGGCTTAAAGACAAGAAGGGTCCGAAGCCTCTTGATCAATTCGCAGGTGCGCTATGAAGGGCCACGAATTCGTGATTGCTTGCCAGCTAAACAAGGTCCCGCCCCGCGCCGTGTTCGTGGACTTCTCTGGCCTCCCTGACCAGACCCTGCCGATCCCTGTCGTGGTCGCCTCCCCATCCGATCGTGACTATCGTTGGGCTCGAGGCCTGAAGGTCTACGTTCAAGGAATCGATTCTGAGGCCATCTTTAGGGCCGTGGATGCGTTAAAACTCTGTGGTGCAGGTCGAATCATTGCCACCTACGAAGAAACGTCTCCTGTGCTGATTTGGGACTCGGAGGTGGACGCATGAATCCGATGCCTGAAGTCGATTATCTGGAGTGGTACCACCAGATGGAGGCGGCCGTTACTGTAAAACCGGCCAAGGACGTGATCAGCGAGGCGATTGAATTCTTAAGGTCTGATCCTCCTAAACCTGTCCTCATGCCCTGGCCTAAGCTTAAGGATCGCTTTGCCTTTCGAGACGCCGAGGTTACGGTCTATGCCGGGAACAATGGCTCAGGCAAGTCCCTGATTACCGGCATGATCGCGCTGCACCTGATTAGCCAGGGTAGGAAGGCGTTGATTGCAAGCTTCGAGATGAAGCCTGTCACGACCTTGACTCGAATGGTCCGGCAGTTCACAAACTCCAGGTTCCCGACTGTGGAGCAGTACGAAGACTTTGCGAAATGGGTCGGCGACAAGCTTTGGTTTTACGACAAGCAGGGCGAGGTCAACCGCAAAGCGGTCATTGGGGTCGGGCACTTTGCTGCAACGCAGTACAAGATCCAGGATTACTTCGTTGACTCGCTCATGAAGTGCGTTGCAGGCGAAGACGACTTCAATGCGCAGAAGGACTTTGTCTCGGACTGCACAAACCTTGCACGCGATACCGGCCTGCATGTCCATCTTGTTCACCATATCCGCAAGGGCCAGACCGACGAGCAGGTCCCGCAGAAAGTCGATATGAAAGGCTCAGGCTCGATTGCCGACCAAGTGGATAACGTCTGGATGGTTTGGCG